CTGTTCTTCTATCAAACAATGTAGAGAATAGAGTATTCAATCTCATGTAGATAGGACTATCAGATGTGCCAGAGAATAATCCAGAAGATAGTGTAGCGCCAACTGGTTGTTTTACTTGACCATTTATTCTTGTAGCAATATTCACCTCTCCAGTTACAAAGAAACCAGAAGGGTGAACTGCTTTCTTAATAGAATCTCTCCATTTATCTATGGCTTCTGAAACTTTAATTACATATGAAAAGTCTTGATAATATAAACTGTCTTGTATTTTTTTTGTTAATTCTGATAAATGTCCATCTTGTGCAATATATTTACCTGCTGTTTCTACTCTAGTGTTTATACTTGCTGTTGCAGTTAGATTATTTGATTTAACAACGACAGCTGTTTCACCACCAGAAAATGTAACTGTATCGCCAACTTCTAATTCACTTGTTGTTGCTGTGTATTTTAAAAGAGGTGCAGTTAAATCAACTACTGTTCCAGTTGCACCACTAACATTACTTGTAAATGTTTCATCAGCTGATACTGTGCCAGAAACTGTTTTAACAACAGCATATTTAGGAAATGCAAGCGTTGGTGCTGATGTAAAATTAATACCATGTTCAATAATACTTAACGAAGTTGCTTTACCTATATCTTCACCATATGGTATGACAGTTGCGTCTGCACCATCAAAAGCAATATCAGATAAAAGTCTACCACCTTGTTCTAATTCTATTCTACTAAAAGGTGCTGATACATTTGATGTGGCATCCTCTAGTGAAATAAATCTATCACCAGATATTGTTGCTGTTGGTAATGATGTATATCCACCACCACTTGATATCATTCGAATATCAGTTATATCTCCACTACCAGTAGAGTTCTCTTGAACAATTTTATTACCTATATACAATCCATCATTTGCAACAAAATCTTCTAATACAATGTGATCCTCATCTTCAAAATTGTAAGGTACATTTGGTGATGAATCTTGATTTAATATAAAGAAAGTATCTGAAACTTGATTGTCATCATCTTCAGCTAGTAAATGACCAACTTCATTTTCTAATTCAAACCTAATCTCATTTTCAACTTCTTGTGAAGAAGAATCTAATAGTTTACTACCAGCACCACCATCAACACCATCTTCTAGTAATAAATCGCCAGATCCTGAACCAGTTATAGTGCCACTCTCTAATTCACAATGTACAGCCACACTTCCTGTTTCTGGCGCAAAACCACCGTTGACTATAGCAACTTTTGCTTCAGCAGTTCCTGAACTAAACGTAAGTGTATCAAATTCTAGATAACCAGTACCAGCAGCATTGACAATAACTTCATCAACACCTGCACCAGTTATATCACCAACTTGAATACGAGCACCTGCACCTCCACCACCAGATATCGTTGCCTCATCACCAACTGTTAGTGTTGAACCAGCATTTGTTATCGCAGTTGTAGAAACAGCTTGACTTACTGTTAATTTTATGATAGTATTAGGGTCATCAAAACTTGGGCCTTCAAGAACCTCACCATTTACAAAAGTACCTACTGTCGTATCATCATTGATTTCAACCTCAATAATCTCAACAGCACCTTCTCTAAACTTTGTAATATTTTCAACAATTGCTGTTGCCTCATTTATATCATCATCAGCAGGATTGTTTGTTTGTTTTATTTGTTCACCAATTAAGAATCTTGGATCATTTAATGCTTGTGTTGCTGTTTGTGTGCAACGAATAAATGTATTAGTTGAAAATTTACCATCAGATATTCTCAACATATCCTCAGTAGGTTTGTATACCTCTGAGTTTTCATTAAACAACATTCTAAAAAATGCTTTATGAGCTTTGTCAGTTCCTTTTGCACGATATAATGATTTAATATTTTTAATTAATTTTCTAGTATCTAAACTAGGATGTGTATCTGTAGGAATAGTTTTAAGAAACTCTTCCTTCATTTGATTTAAGAAATCGTGTATTGTATGATCTGGATCTGTATAATTTAAAAGTTGTTGAATATTCTCAATAGGATTTGCACGATACTTACCAACAATACCTGTTGCACCTGATGTAGCGCCAGTAACAGTTTCACCTGTTATAAAACCATTATTAGCAGTTATTGTATATTTTGAACTACCAAAATTTTCAGCAAGAATAGTTGCAGTAGCGCCAGATGTTGCACCTGTGATTACTTCTTTCTTTTGAAATGTTCCTGAAAAAGATAGTTCTTCGTTTACAACTTTATCACCAGCGTCTAAACCAAAAGAATCAGTCCTGTCAAGTAAAACAAAGTTGTCAATAGCACCTTCACCCTCTAACAGGATATTATCGACAGATGTAAAAGAGGATATTTCTAATTGAGCAGATTCTAAAAAAAGAAAATATGATTTTACAAATTCAGCAAATTTAGGATGATCTTCTAAGACAAATTCTGGTAATTGTCTTTTGACTAAGTTTGATACTTTTCTTTTATTTGTTTTTTTAAATGTTGTCATTGTTATCCATTAGTATGATGAATAACTACTAGTAGTTGTATAAGTTGTTCCTGCCTGAGAAGATCCACTTTCAACAGTATCTATATCACCATTTATAGTTGAGTTGGCTGTATCAATTTCTAAAGTTTGATTACGAACAGGCACGATATCATTTGAATTAGGAATAGCAAATATTCTAATTAGTGTACTAGCAGCACCATCTACGTTTGAAATACTTGTAATATTTGCTGATGTTAAAATCACTTGACCAGTCGTGTAATTAACTGTACCAAAAGTTGAACTTGTATATATTCTTGTAGTGCCACTTAAATAGTAAACTCTTAAATTACCAGCACCATCATCATCTAAAAAATGTTCATTCGTAGAATCATCATTATTAATTTTAAAACCAGTTGAAGAAATAATACCACCACCTGATTTGTTATGTTCAGTATGTGGATTATAAAATGCGTTGTTAAATGAAACTGTATATTTAAGTGCTGAATTTAAAGTAGGTGTAATTGTCTTATACATCTTAACAGTTGTAATATTACTTAAAAGAGATGTGTCAGCAGCGTTTATTGCTTCTAATAATTTTGAGTGTCTAAAAACACCAGTAAAATTTTTCAAAGTATCATTATTATAATTTGATATTTGTGCTAAAACATTTGTAGCAAGTGTGCTAGAATCTTTTGTAGTCGCAGTAGTGTCATATTTAAAAGTAGTATCTAATGTTATAAAAGTTGTTTCTGGATCTATGATAACAGGTCTGATAGAAGCAATCGCATATTGTTTAAGACTTGTAACAATACTAGCCTTTGTTGTTTCTGTTAAATTAGAACCTGATTTTGCTCTGATAGAAATATAAACTTTTCCATAATCAGGAGTTTCAGCATCCTCACCACCATATACTTGTACAGCTTGTGCGTTTGCATACAAACTTTTAACTAAAACTTTATAGTCGTCAGCTGTAACTGCTCTATCTTGTGAAGTGTAATCTCTTGGTGCGTTATACTTTATAGATGTGATAGATTCTGGATCAGTACCACCACTTGCATTACTAATTGTTGTAATTGTAGCACTACTAAATCCACCAATACTACCATTTAGTGCAAATGTCGAAGCACCATTTGCTTCTGCTCTATTTGTATTGATGTAATCTAAATTTATTATATTACCATCAGCAACTGCTTTTCCTAAAACACCATCACCAAAGGTAACTTCATATCTACCATTTTCAACTTCTTGTAAAAAGTAAACTTTAGATGTTGAATCTAATCCTGTAATACCAGTCGCAAGTGTATAAGTGTTTGTTGTTGAATCAGAAGATGATTCTTGTACTGTAACTGTAAGTGTTGTTGTATCAACATTATCATTTGGTATAATAAATCTTTGATCTGTATCAGATGTATTTACCGTATATTTAAAATTTAAATATGTTCCTTCAAATATATTTACATTACTAAATTTGTAAACACCATCAACTGGTGTAATACTTAAATCAGCATTGTTTACAAAATTATATGAAGTACCATTTACAGTCGTGCTAAATTGTGTGCCTCTTGACATGGTAAGCGTAGCGCCAGTTGCGTTGTTTACAACAACATCAATTGTAGCCTGAGAAGAAGTTGCACTTGTTGGTGTGTAGCCAACTTGTTTTGCTTTTGATACAACACTTGCTCTTAAATCAGCACTATCTAAAAACATTTCATTTGCTAACATATTAGCATTGAAACCAAGATAGTGTGTGTTATATGCTAGAACATCAAGCAAAACTGACATACCAGAACCTTCAAAGTCATAATCTCTAAACTCATCTTGTTGTGATAAAAAGTTTTTTAAATTATCTTTTACACCATCAAAGTCTAATTCTGATATTTCTAATTTTGTTGCCATCTTATCTTAATCTTTCTAAAAATGTTTCTATCTCAACTCTTTCTGGAGTGTTTATCACAAAAAAAGATATTGAAGCTCTGTATCCATTTCTTTGTATAAAAGGTTGTACATTTATTTGAACTAGTCTAATTCTAGGTTCAAAATTTTTTAATAATAAATCAATCTGTTTAGAGATTGCATGGGTCATTTGTGGAGTGATATTTTCAAACAACATCGCTCTTAAATTAGAACCAATCTCAGGATGAAAAGGTCTTTCATAATGATTAGTGTTTATAAGATTTCTGACACTTCTTTTTACAGCCTCAACGTCTGAAAGTTTTTGAATATCACTAGTAGCAGTATTTTTTTGAAAGTCTAAATCTAAATCACGATAGATTTTAGCACTTCTTATACTTTCATTACTTTGGGTTGCGTCATACCTTGACATTTACAATCTCTCCTTTGGTATATTTATACCGTTATCCACCAGCAAATACATTACCTGATCCTGCAGCCACAGATGTGCAGGCAGTTATACCATCACCAACACGACCACAACCTTTGCCATTTACTTTAACAGTAGATGAACCTGAACTAATTGCAGCTGCGTGTGGTGGACAAGGAGAACCAGGTAATAGATGAACAGTATTTACATCACCTTGCCTTGAAACTCCTATGCCATTACAAAATACATTTGAAGAACCTGCGGCTCTTGTCATGCCACTACAATGTGTTACATCAGCGTCGCCAATTCTAGTTACAGCAGGCATTATCGTTTTTCTCTTTTCAATAACTCTTTTAATTTATCGTTATAAGTCTCCATCTCCTCATGTTCTTCCTCTGTATGAGGAGGTTCAGGAGAAGTTGGTTCAAATTTTATGACATTATCAAAACTTTGAGGTATGTCATCATAATTATTAAATTCTAAAATTTTGTCATTATCTCTAATTACAAAAATACCCTGCATTATTTTTTCTTCTTAGTTGTTTTTTTCTTTTTCTTTTTTACAACAGGTGCTTTTTTCTTTTTAGGTTCTTCAACTTTCTTTT